GAGCAGGCCTCTGACAAGCTGGCTGAGCATGAGGACATCAAGAAGGCTGAGTTAAGCCACCGCTACTTCAAGGCTCTCAAACTAGCTGGTGCTTTGGCATTCGTGGATGAAAGCAACGAAGTTGAGATGGATCATCTCATGTCAGCTATCCTACTCGTCGAAGAATCAGGCCGAGCGTTTCAGGACATCCTGAATCGTGAGAAAGCTTATGTTAAACTAGCTCGCTATATCGCTGATGTAGACACCGAAGTAACCCATGCTGATCTCCACGAAGCATTACCATTCTATAAGTCTGGCAATGCTGCTCGTAATGAAATGATGACCCTTGCTATGGCATGGGGCTATAAAAAGCACATCATTATCAAGAAAAGCTTCATCGACGGTATTGAGTTTTTCAAGGGTGAGAAGCTCAAAGAGACTGATCTTAGTGAGATGACTGTATCCTATTCGGAACACTGGGCCTATAACTACCATGGTGAATATGTCCCATTCGACCAACTTCATCTCATGACCCAAGCTCCCGGCTATCATTGGGCTAATCATCAATTCTCGAAGAATCATCGTGCTGAAGAAAATGTGATCGCTGGATTCAACATGATCGTCATTGATGTTGATGGGGCTATCCCTCTGGCAACAGTTCATGAAATAATGAAAGAGTTTAAGTTCATGACCTATACCACCAAACGTCACCAGATGTTTGAGGGTCTCAATGAGTTTGGTGATGATATTCTTGGTCCAGATCGTTTTCGTCTCATCATTCCTATCAACTACAATCTTCAGTTGGACTCCGAAGAATACAAAGAGTTCATGAATTCTTTCATGGGTTGGCTCCCATTCAAAACGGACGAATCAGCCAATCAAAGATCGAAGAAGTGGGAATGCTTCGACGGTGGTGAATACTACTATAATATGGATGGTGAGCTTCTTGATGCTCTCCCATTTATCCCGAAGACCTCAAAGAATGAAGCTTATAAGAAAGGGATGCAATCCCTCGAAAGCCTCGATAATCTTGAACGTTGGTTCGCCCAACGTATCGCTTCGGGAAATCGCAATAACCAGATGATCAAATACGCTCTGGCTCTCGTAGACAGTGGTATGGATCTAGTAGCGGTCCAACGGCAGGTACATGACTTCAACAAGAAGCTCAGCAATCCACTTACCGAAGATGAAATCGATACGACCATAATGGTCACTGTTGGGAAGCGCTTCGAGCGTAAGTGATTCCATTGATGGCAAGGGCAGCTCTTTTTCTTGGTTCAGAGCTGCCCAAGCCTACTGGCTGGAACCAAGGAAAGGAACATCATGTCCGACCAACACACTGCCAGTGACGATTATCCAGAAACTAATGATCAGCTCATTTTGATTTCTGGTGAGTCAACCACTGGCAAGTCTGCCGCTCTACGCAATATCCGAAATCAGGATCGCTGGGTATATATGAATACCGAAGCTGGTAAGAAGCTTCCATTCAGAAATAACTTCAACACTGTTCGGATCAGTGATCCATATCAAGTGGTGGAATATTTCAATGAAGCCATAGCTAATCGTGACATGCTGGATGGTATCATCATCGACTCAATCACTTTCCTAATGGATATGTTTGAGACCCAGTACGTAGTGAATTCAGCTAACACTATGGCTGCATGGGGTAATTACGCACAGTTCTTTAAGGATCTGATGCAACGCCTCGTTGTGCAATTTAACAAGCCAGTTATCATCATCGCCCACACCAAGGACGAATATGATGAGAAGAATCTGGACACCAAGACGGCTGTCCCGATCAAGGGTTCGCTCAAGAACAACGGAGTGGAAGCCTACTTCTCCACCGTGGTCTCGACGAAGCGAATGACGCTCAAGGATCTCCAGCCTTTTATCGAAGGCAAGGGAGATATGTTGACCGTCACCGAGGAAGAGGAAGACCTCGGCTTTAAATATGTCTTCCAGACTCGTCTAACCAGTAAGACGACCGGCCAACGTATCCGTTCTCCAATGGGAATGTTCCGTAAGGATCAGACCTTCATGGACAACGATGCCCAAGTCCTACTGGACCATCTCCACAAGTTCTACACTAGCTAATCAACATAGAGCTAAGTAGGAACAACATAGAAAGAAAAACACATGGGCTTGTTTGGAAACCTAACCGATGATGGTTTGGAACAGAAAGAAGATCGCGTTGGTGGTGGCTCTTATAGCCGTGAAACTGATGCCTATGAGCTGGAGATTAAGGTCGCCTATGCAGGTAAGACCACCGCTGGTGCTCAGTTCATTGCCATGACCTTCCATGACGATGGTGGTAAGGAATATCGCGAGACATTCTATATCACCGGCAAGAATGGCCTGAACTACTACATGGCCAAAGACAAGGATGGTAAGGAGACGGGAAAGAAGCGGGCACTCGCCGGCTTCGATCACATCAACGATATCTGCCTTGTCACGACAGATAAGCCACTCTCCGCTCAGGAAACTGAGGAAAAGACTGTTAAAGTCTACGACCCGGACGCTAAGCAGGAACTGCCGAAGTCGGTTCAAGTCCTCGTCGATCTACTTGGCAAGAAGGTTTATCTGGCCATCTACAAGCGACTGGAAAATAAGAACCAGAAGGACAGCAACGGCAATTATGTTGCCATCGCTGATACCCGTGATACCAACACCACCGAAAAGGTATTCCACTATCCGACCAAGATGACGGTCAAGGAAGCCACTGATGGTGCTGAAGCTCCAACCTTATTCGACTCATGGGTCGAAGCACATAAGGGCAAGGTCATGGATCGTCGCACCATCAAGGATGGTGAAGCTGGGCAAACTGGCCGTCCGGGACGTTCAGCTGGTGCTCCTCCAACTTCCGGTGGAAGTTCGGGCGGCGAACGAAAGTCACTGTTTGGTAAATAACAACTTGCCCCACGAGGTAAGTTGGAGTAACCAGAGACCCTCTTGAGATCAACTCAAGAGGGTCTTTCTCTGAGGTCAACATGATAATTCGTGTAGCTGGGTTTGACCCAAGTCTCACTCACTGGGGCATCACAGAAGCTGACCTAGATTTGAATGGTGGTTTTCTCAACAATCCCCATTTAACGATCTTGGAACCAGAAGAACTGAAAGGTAAACAAGTCAGGAATAATTCCAATGACTTGTTCAGATCAGAGCAGTTAGCCAAGACTGCTATCGAAACAGCTCAGCGTTGCAAAGCCATCTTTGTCGAGGTTCCTGTTGGATCCCAATCGGCAAGGGCAATGGCCAGCTACGGGATCTGTGTCGGTATCCTTGGTTCTATCCGAGCACTTGGAATACCGCTGATTGAAGTAACTGCCTTTGAGGTCAAACAGGCAGCTACAGGCAATAAAAACGCCACCAAACAGCAAATGATCGATTGGGCAGTCGATCTATATCCCGAGGCTAATTGGCCAACTTACACCCGTAAGGGTGAAACATTGATTGCTGCCAAAGCCGAACACGTCGCAGACGGATTTGGTGCAATCCATGCAGGAGTGCTCACTCCCGTGTTCAAGAACCTCATGCGGCTATTTGAAAGGTAAGGTGCCTATCATGGCAATCAAAATCACCATTGAACAGATCGACATTGAATCGGCCATCCGGGAGTACATTGCTTCTATGATGGAAATTAAGCCTGATGCCCATCTCGATATCGATCTATCTGCTACCCGTGGTAGCGCAGGTTTCACTGCAACAGTGATAATCCGTAGTGCGAACGAAATTGCTCGTGAAACTGCATCTGTAACTCAAATCCCTATCACACAGGATGCAGATTCTCCAGTAGCTCCGGTAGGTATCGCCAATATCAAGGTCGATGGTCGAACCAAGGCTGCAAAGGCTCTCAACATTCCTAAGATGAATGAGAATGCTCAGGTCATCAACAAGACTAATGATCTTGCTCACCTGCCTATTGAAGAAGTTAAGGAAGTGCCTGTTGATATTGAGGTTGAGGCTAATCAAGTTGAAGAAGCTGTTACTCAGGAAGACGTTGAACAGTCTACTGAAGCAGCTCCTCGTGCCTCTCTGTTTGGTGGTCTCACCAAGCCGAAGAACTGAGGTAAATGCTGCGGATCCTTATTGTAGGGATCTTGATGCTGGCACTATATCTTAGTCTGATATCCGCCATCGTCTCGGCAGCTCCCTACATGGCAATTGGGATAATAGTCTTGGTTGTTTCGCTTCTACTCTCCAAGGGAAAGCGTAAGCCACCAGACTAAAATCCCTGATCGGCTCACAATCTCAGAATAAACCCCCGGTGAGGAACCACCGGGGGTTTTTCTTTTTACCAAATCAGATTGCCAATAGGTAGTAGACCGGGTGCTCTGAAAGCCATATCGAATCCAATAGAATTGGATGCACGGCCATCATACAATGTAGCCCAAAGATTATCTTCTAGAGATGTACCAATTCCACTTACAGGAAGTGGTAGACTCATGGAGATAAGACTATGAACAGGATTGTTACGAATCATACTTACTGCAACTTTGGATGAGCGAATCTTAAAGTTATAGAACCAGAGAAGACCGATGCTTTCCAGATATGCTCGGTCACGTCCTGGAAGACGGTCATAGTTTACAAACTCTTCAGTCACTCGACCAAGTGCTTCTTCTTTCGTCTTACCCTGACGTTTGACGAGATCATCATACAGAATGCTCTTGGCAACAAAATCACCGTATTCAACGCTCTTCTGGAGAGCACGGAACAGAGCTGTATCCTTTGAAAGAATCGCATATTTACCAAACGTCTGAACAGACTTGGGCAACTTGTTGACTGCACGTTCCAGATATTCGCTTAGCTTTCCTTCCGTTAACAGGATGTCGTCCCGTGAACCAGCATCAGAGATTGAACTGAACTCACCGGCCTGAAGTAGTGGCCAGATCGATAGGCGCTTGTGGCTATCCTTGATCGTCTGGATCTCAGCTTCAAGGCGACGACGTTCCAGAATATCAGTCGTAGCCATCAACTCAGCCTCAGCTTCGATCTGACGAATACGGCTCTTATGCCATGCTTCGATCTCTGAAGTCTTCTTAGGAATGCTACGGAAGATCTGAGTAGCAGGAACACCACGACCAATGAGCTGGTATATATTGCTCGCAACATTCGCCATTGGAACCACAATGCTCTTGATGACGATAGCGACTCGAATGTCTTGTATGATATTCTGGAGGAGCGTTTCAGCTTGAAGTACACGCTGATATGCCTTGTTTCCAAACATATACATCAACATATTCTTAACGTGATTCTGAGTGGCAGAAGACCAGCGTGAGTTACCAGTCCAAGCATCACCGACAGAAGCAGATCGATAACCAACCGCGTCATCAATCATATCCTTCCGTACATAGAACCCTTCAGGGAACCGTGCTCGGATATATTCCATTGTCTCTTTAGAAAAGATTTTCACCGCATCCTTATGGATCGGATCTTTGCTGTTAAAAAGATCAACATATTCTTTAGAGCGAGTTAGATTGTCTTTGTCCCACATATCCCGAAGACGGTCGATAAGTGTCTTATTTAACTCATTCGACAGAGATTCCTCTACTTGACGGCCAGACCTAATGCCCATGGCTGAAGCCATGTTTGTTTTGATCTGAAGCCGATCCAACATAACAGGATCAATGCTTCGCTCATAAGCAAACAGATTCCCATTCTCATCAAAGATCGGCATTAGAGTTTCACCAGTCTCCTTGGTTCGATCTGCTGTGATCTTAGCCACCAAGAGTGGATCGCTGATGATTCCAGCCGTCAGACCAGTGGAGAACCCTGTAGCCTTGTCTACACCAGAAACCGTCTGTTGGACGTTCTGCATAATTCCCTGAGCAAAGGGCGCACGGCCAGACACCGGAGCAAAATAGTATCCACGCTTCTTAGCCGTAGGATCCTTTGACGAACCATTGAAAACCCGTACACGGATGTAGCTCTTCTCTAAGAGTCTGGCAGCACCACTGTCATGCGACACTAGTAAGCTTACGCCCTGAGCTGCCTCAGAGGGCATATGACCCTTATAGTGATTGAACTTGGCATTACCCGTCGCCTTAGCACGATCTATTTCATCCTGACCCTGAAGGTAGGACATAATAAACGTTAAGCCTTTGGCTTCGCTTTGAACCAAAGAAGCAAGAGACGCCTTGGAAGCATCGCTCAACTCATTGAAAGCCAAGACCGACACAAGATGGTCAATAGCATCAATCATAGTTTGACTGGTTACAGTACCCTGTACACCATTTTCGTTAAGCAGGTGGGCAATAGCCTCCGCATTACGAAGTAGATTAGCCTGATCGTTCTTCTTGGAGATCATGTACTTAGCAAGCTGACGTGCTTTGCTCTCGATACGCTTTGCGTTTTGGGGAGAGAGACTCTCAATCTTTTGAAGTTGATTACGCACTTCAACATCACGAGCAGCTTGATCGCTGATCAACTCAAGCACACGTTCAACATTGTTTCCACGCATTAGCGCAGCAAAACCAGTCTCACCCAAACCACGATACAAATGACTCTGTTCATCGTCTGTAAGTTCACGGCTGAATTTGCTGTTCACTATTCGAGGAAACTGCTCACGATATTGTTGACGAATGCCATTGACCCAAGTCCGGGCAATTTTGATCAAATCATAGACTTGTGCATTCTCAGTGGTGCGACCCACTAGATCTTTGAGCAAATCATATACAGGACGCCAGACCTTCGACCGATTAGCAGATGACATCAATGACACTGCCGAGGCATGACCATTTTCCTCATTCAGCAATCCAGTGATAGTGCGAAGACTCTCAGCTATTCTGATACGGATCTTGGCATCTGGATTATTAGCTTGAACATTCTTTACGTTCTCAGCAGCTTTTTTACCTACCCAATCCATCGCTTCGATGACCGTCTGGTTCACTTGGTCAATTCCATTACCAACGGGGCTTGTGAATTTCTCAATATAAAGCTGACTTTCTTGGGCAGTATCAAGCATTTGCCCCATCAAACCATCAATAGCAGTTTGGATATCCTTAGTAAGAGTACCCTCACCAGAAACCCACCGAGATAGATTGTCTATCGATGTGTCTCCAATGTTATCTAAAATATTGTCCACAGAATTCCACTGTGCATATTTGGTCTTAGGCATTTCCATCTTTGAGAGAATCTTACGAAACTCTTCATTAACGGTTGCTAGAGCAACAAATGCCGGAAGTACCACACTTCGGTCATAAGCATCCTTACGAGAAGCAAATTTGCCCATCAGAATATTGAACTTCTGGGCAGCCTGATCGCTATCAGCTTCATCATTCTTTGTAGGATCACGAAGAAAATTGTCAGGAGAAAGATGCTTACCCACATGGGTAAACAGTTCCTGCATACGTAGGGTGCTATTGGCATCCAATTGAACATCAGTTCCCATGATAGCTACCATACGAATGAAAGCCATCTGCTCCTGCTTCGTCATATTGAAGCCAGCATTCTGGAAAGCCAGAGCTACCCGAGAGCCATTCACTAATGCAGGATTAAGTTTCTGACGATTGATCTCACGGGTCACGTTATCCGTATTGGCATAATCAGTGATTTTTGCCTTCATACGCTCCATAAGATCAGTCAGGCGAGACGACTGACCGAAGTTAGGATCATGGAACAACACCCCATCAGATGCCGTCCCAGCAACCGTCTGTTGGCTACGCATGATGATATTTGTGTTGAACCGTAGGTTCGTAAACATATCATCCTTGACCGCAGCCGAACGCTTACCACTCCATAGAATCTGCTTCAGAGACTGAACAACTGATCGAGCAATACGAAGTGCTTTATCGATCTTTGTTTCCTTGAGCTGGCTACTCAGATCAGCATTCGACAATGCCCATGCCATGAACTCATTAAGTTCACCCGCTTGGTTCCCGGCAACAGCCTGACGCTCCATTTCATCAAGAGCATTCTGGTATGCCGATCCCTCAAGATCAGCATTCTTAAATTCACCCATAAGACCTTCGATACGGCGGATAGCACTCACAGTATCAGGATTCAGATTACGAGCATCTCCACTATAGAATTCTTCAATGGTGCTGTATGTAGCTGCATGGATTAGTTCATGTAGAATAGTCTCAGGATTACCACCAACCACAAAGATTGATTTAGATTGGGGATGCATAAAACCTTCGAATCCAGCACGATTGGGTGGAATCTGAATACCAAGATCAGCAGCCTTAGACAGTAATTCTTCGCGAGGACCAACATGGATTTGGTAATCATCCACTCGACCTGAACGGACAACATCACGTACTAAGGCACGAGTAATACGATCAGTGGTAATCTTGTTGATCGCCTTATCCAGCATACCAACCAACAAGCTCGGGGTAGCTTGCTTGAAGGTTGGGGCCGGACTCGGCTGATTTGCTTGGCGCAAATCAGCCTCGCGTTGTTCGGCCCCCTGCTCAACTTCTAGATCACCATGGCGTAGGCGCTCCATCGCAGCAGCCTTCTGCTCCGGGGAACCAGAAAGGATCAGACCCTTAATCTGGTATGGGGCAGCAGCTCCAGCCATTTGATCCAAGGAGGACTGAACCTTCGCCATTACAACATGACGTTCAGAGATCCCCTGTGCAGCTTCCTTACCACTCTTAGCCAGCTCTCTGAGAGCCTTCTTGATTTCATCAACAGACTGGGAAGTACTCCAGAACCGGGGAGAGAATAGACTTTTCGTCAGATCCTTCCTCTGTTCCTCGGTCAAATTAGACAGGTCTATTTGATTAACAAGGGAGCTAAATGCCTTCGATAAATCACCCAATGGATTGTTCTGCCATGCATTGAATACAGCTTTGTTGGCTACACGACCCATGGTTTCCATGTCAGCTACTGACGAGTGAATACCATCGAAGATCTGGAGAAAACCCTCAGGCATTTCTGGATCAGCAATAGCATTCAATATTGTTTGACCATCACCAGTGCCAATAGTGATACCCGGAATACCGGCAACACCAGCATCATCAGGTGTATAACCAAAGGCGGGTGTGTTCAGTTCGTCATTAAGACCACGAGCAAATTCAGTACGAACATCCCTACTCTGCTTCATACCAAATAAGAAATTCTGGGAACCAGTAGAAAAGTATGGAAGCTGCTTCCACACCTTATCCATGATCTGCTTCTCCTCACGACGGCTAAGCAATTCATTCTTGCTCATTTTTGGATTAGCTTTACGCTTTTCCAAAATAGCTTCACTGTAGGCAGCCTCATAAGCAAACTTGCCAATGAGGGACCATGACTGAATCTGCGTCTTGATGATCGTCAGATTGTCGATCAGATCCTTACCCACCGTATCAGTGATGCCATCAACCATTGGCTCCACAAAAGCATGGAGCATGTTCTGGCGGATCGTATCGATTCCAACTTTAGGGAATGTGAAAGTTTTCGGATCACCAAAGCTCCCTGACTTACCCTTAATGATATTCTCAACGACGAGTTCACCGTCATTCATAACAAGACGATTGGCAACCACAGCATTGAGGTTTGCCATCAAACGCTCGAACTTAATCCCAGCCGACTCAGCATCACCACCGTAGAATGCCTGAGCTTCAGTTAACTCGGAGTCTTCCGCAATACGTTGGGCAGTAAGGGACATACGTTCATAAATTTTTGAGACTAGTTCATCAACAATATTACCGGCAATACCCTTAGCACCAGAGCCATAGATTGTAATCGTAAGTGGATTCTTTACAGCACCACGATCAACAACTAGATTGTTATTCTCATTTGCTCGGATACTGTCGCCAAGAAACTCAGTAAGCAGATCACGGATCGCATTGAACTGGGTAGTAACTTCTGTTTGACTACGGTACTTATCCCGTAGTGTTTTCACATGTTCAGTGGTCTTGGTTCCTGCCAAACCGTAGAGATCAGCAGAAGCCTTACTAAAGCGAGTACGAATCTGAGCCAGTGACAATGGCTCTTCACCAACGTTGTACCCACCCCGAGCAATGTTCTCCAACCACTCCGAATCAAATGGTCCGGACGAAAACAAAGCCATCGCATTGATGACACCATTAGTGACACCATCTGCCTCAAAGTAAATCGAGGTACGGAAGGAAGACTTATCCTCTGAAGCTTGATATCGGGCATATTCCATTAGAGCATGTAAGCCAGAAATACTGTTCACACCCTCGAATTTCATCGTATCGATAAGCTCCGGAGTGAACTTCAGTTGACTGACATCAGCCATAGCTGAAAGTGTTTCTTCGAAACCATCCAGCTTCTTCTGGAGATCCTTCATTGTATCATCACGGGACTGGGTGTGCACCTTCACTCCCAGAGCCTGAGCCAAACCCATAAAGAACTGATCTCGGACAGATCCATTTGTCAGATCTAGAACTTTCCAAGTCGGTAAAATTGCTTCACGCATCAGCTTATTCGACTGGGGGTTATCCTTGCCCAACATCTGGGCACGATTAACTACCGTGTCATTATAAGCGAAGTGGATCGCTAGATCAGATATGTCGATACCATCTAGATCAGCCTTATTCTGGGCCTCAGTGACCAATGACATGATCGAGATATATGCCGACTGTAAAGTCAAGTTCTGACCAGCCAGAGTCTTCTTATGGTTTTGGTTCAGCGGAATGTTTTCAATATCCCCACCACCAAACAAACGAAGAACCATAGCTTCACCCATCTGTCGAATCATACCAACAAACGGCATGTTCAAACGATGCTCAACAGCTTGCTGCTTTTCCAAGGAGCGAATCTGCTCTGGAGTATTCTGTACAGCATCATTTCGAAGTTGAGTCTTAGACGGGGCAGGTGGCAACTCACCAAGATAATGAACTTCTTCACTCTCGGTTAGAACAGCTTTCTCGATAGCCGTAGAGAATTGACGTATAGGATGATCAGCAGGAATGACTTTTGTCTTCCCACCATCCACCATATTCATCTGATAACGGTTAAGATATTTAATGTTATCATCAGTAGTGACGGTGGAAATATCTACTTCATTCTGCTTCAGTAACCCAGTATCAAGCATAGCTACAAGGATCTCCTTGGCCACACCCTCAGGAACACCTTCCGACAAGTTACGGGGCTGGGAAGTATCAGCTTCTAGACCCCAGAAGCGCTGGATCTCACGAGACAACGAACGAGACATTTCAGCTGGACCTATACCAGCATTGTTGATGTCATCCACCAAGCCTTCAGGTAAAACTGCATCTTTAGGGAGACGAAGAAGGCCACGTACATCTTTCTCATCAAGATTGCCCCCGTACTGGTTCATCTTCAGATACCACTGAAGACCCGCCAATACTGCATTCTCAATAAGCTTTTGATTGTATGAATAAGAACCATCCTCATTCTGATCGACAATATTCACTGCCTGACCATTGATCCAATCTACAGAATTTTCGATGCCAGCTTTCTTGGTAGCGGGCTTATTCAAAAATACCTGAAGACGATCATCCAGAAGCTTAAGCAATGTGTCCCCAATCTGGAGATATTGGCCATAGGCTTCAGAAATTTCAGGCGTGAACTTACGGTTCAGATCCCCGTCAATCAATTGACGAAAAGTCGTCTCATTTTTGAGACCATCACGGACAATCGTGATGGGACTATCCACCCCAAATGTCCGAGTCGATTTTATCTTGGGGATTTTGAACGCACGACGAAGGCGGTTCGTCTCAGAACCAAGAAGAGATGGATATACCGTCTCCACAGTTTCCACAGCATTAACTTTTGGTTGTTGCGTTTCTACAACATTAGGTTCAGCTTCAGTCTGTTCCGTCTGATCGCTAGAGTCTTTATCTGACTTAGCGACCGGAGCTTCTGCTTTTTCAGACTCAGAGGATTGACCCCCTTGCTCTTTCACAACCTCAGCATTGGTGCCCTCATCATTGCTTACCTCAGCCACTGGTTCCAGCTCGGTT